AATGGAATAACAAAATGAGTGTGATTTAAACATAAAAAAGGATCATAGAACTCAATAAGTGCGAAGCACTTTCTCCTGTGCAAACATCGCACGATATTTGCTGTAGTCTTTGCGCAATGTTGCATGTGCCTTGCACAACGACATAATTGCATCAGAAGACGTACCTGGTAGGTATGACTGCATACGCTTAGGCAGAACCGCTGCCAGATAGGTCTGCACATGTAGATCATCTACACCGCGCAAACCATCGAAGTATGACTCAAACCTCTCTCGGAACTTCTCCTCATCAACAGTTGACTGGTCCATGAAAGACAAAGCTCTTTTCACTACATCTGCGACAACACGTGAATTGCCTCCAGGTAAATGAATGATGTCCATACTACAAATGTAGCCATGATCATGTACGGCAGCCTTGAGAGTCAAATTGTACTTACGTGCCAAATCAGACTCCCAGTGTACAACATCCGCCTCACCACGGATCGCAATGATGATATCATCACCCATAAGAATGATGAATTCGATCAAGTCCACAATTTCCAACAGCAACTCAGCAATCGCAAGTTCGTTGATGTCGTTGTTTCGATCAAGTGTGTACGCAGCTCCAGACATGTTCTGATCGCGCAACCATGCCTTAATGCCGGCTTTCATAGCAGATACGGTACGCGTGTGTTGTGCGTTCTTGATGAAATCAATGAAGTCTGGCAACACTCCAAACTTCGCCAATCTTCGCAGATATAACTCCGCAAGCTTAGCGCCTTGAGACTTGTCATACTTGGAGTAATCAATCTCGATGTACCTTCGAATACCCTTTTCATTGGGACGCCAATCGAAGCCGTTGAGAAACTCATTGATGTCATCGATACTCTTGCCTTGTAACACCAGCACATTAGGCTTCAGAATTTCCTGTTCTCTAGCCACTTTTTGTGCAATTATCGGTGAAAACACAGCGACACTCTTTCCACTTGCATCATACTGAATTGTCTGACCATGCTTGACAGATGTGGCATAAGACGCATCCATTGTCGGCTTGGTTTTTCCTTTCACCATGAGAGCAACACCCGATGCCCCCGCAAGCATTTCAGGAAACGTATATCCCTCAGCTTGAGCGTTCAGACGACGCCGCTTCTCTTCATCAAGTTTGGACGCCCACTGCGTCACAGCCTCCTCTGTAGGTCCAATGTACGGCAAATTGGACAAATGTTCATCAGCCCCCTGCACGTAAAACACCTTCAAACAAGCTTGCCATGCCCTATCCCACAGGAAGTTCACATCCATCGGCTCATCAGACTTCGGAGTGTTCAGATTACGCACGTTGACAGCGTGCATTGCTGTATTAAACGTACTCCTAGAGTTAGGAGGAACGTGACCACGCAACGCTGGTGGGTAAAATGATTCAGGTTTGACTCCAGACAGTCTACTGACATCGAACTTCGCCCTGATTGCCTTCGCTAATATATCCCAACCACTGTACGTACGATCAGACTCAAACTGAGACGTATCCATGATCATTGAATTTGGGAATATTTGCATCAATGCATCCCGCATATACTCCTTTGGATCATCGGCAAAATGTCCAGGTATTGACTCAGGCATCTGTGGACTAAACGCCATCTTGTTTTCCGTGTGTCTGTGCTTCATCACAGCCACATACCCACCGGTGTCATCGACGACTCGCCTGACCAACTGTGCAACATCATCAGCCTCAACAGACCGTTGCTGTTTCTGCAAGACCTGACTATATAAACCAGAGCTCTTGCTAGCTTTACCCTCAGCTTTGTTGTTGTGAACGACAGGCGTGGTCTCGAAACCGCCTGTATCGACAAGTTCACTAACGTCAGGAACTGAGTGAAACAGAGAGTACACACCAGTCACTATGCCAGCTGCCAACTGCAAAACACTATCATGCTGAGCAGCATCTATCTTGCCCGGTGCTGTAACATAGGCTTCTCCCGTAGCCACAAGAGCCTGAAGTTCATGTGATTCCAGAGCGGTAGATACTCCGGTATCTGACACAGGTACCAGACCGTTGACAATATCAGACGTAGCCACACCTGGCAACATTGTAGTAAATCCATAGTTAGTAGAGTACTCCGGTACGTTCCAACCCCTGAACCTAGGATTCGACGATCCGACATCTGAATACTCAACGAAACCAGGACACACAGCAAACGCTGGCATTGGCAAATCAGCCTCCGCCACCGTAGCATAGTAGGACGCCCTTACAGCGTCACTTACAATGTCCGTAGATCTCATCATGTTTCCTAACACCATGCCAGCATACGCACGAGCAATCCCAAAATTGCTACACTGCGCAAGCTTGGCAATCTGCCTCGCGTGAGGAGCCAACGTAGTGACAGCTTTACCATCTGCAAACTTTCGCATGAAAACGCCACAATACACAGCAAGACAGATTGGATCAAACAACTCCACTGGTATACGAGATTCGTCGTGCACAACCGTATTTACCAACGAGTAGTTCGATGTACGTGTGAACAATTTCTGTTCTATACGTTGAGATATCTTCTCCACGCCTTGTGCACGCAATGCAAAGTCCATGACATCATTGATGATATCGCGATCAACAGGTTTACCGACCAATGACCAATCATGAGGGTTGTTGACACGCCCACCATCGCGCAGTACAGGCAAGTACGCCAAATACTTGCTTACATAATCTGGCTCAACCCAAGATTTGTACGGTGGTGGGGACTCATTGAAGACCTTGTCGATACGTGTTACTTTGTACACGTTGTACCCATGAACAGAACTCTCAAACTCCTTGTGATAGGTAGACCCATCAAGAGTCACCGTAGTACGCGCAATGAGTTCAAGATAGTTCGCGTAAGTGTACGCCATGTCGAGTGCTGGTGCATTCTTGTAGCAAATGTTTATCTTCTCGCCACCATGAGAAGGAAACACATATGCATCGAGCGCTGGAATCTTACCTTCGACACCCAGCTCCATCTCCTTGGAAGCTGGAATAGCGAAGAAGTAAAGCTTGATACCATGTTGACGCATAGTCATAGCTATCTGACGGAAGTTGGTATCAGTCCGTGACAAAACCGCACAGCCCACCAAAGACTGCTCGGTACATTCCGCCGACGCGACACAGTGTCCACGATACACCCCATCCAAATACTTAGCCGCAAGCCCACCGCTCCTTCCAGTAGACCGTATGGCATGCGTGACAGCAGCAACAGTTTTATCATCGCGAAGAAACTCAGCTTGAGCACGAACCGCATGACCTGGTACACATATGTGCACCCAATCACGGTTACGCAACAAAGTCTGCTTGATACTGACACCATACGCAATGACCTTGCCTTGTTTGACGTTGAACCTTGAAAACAAGTACTCAGACACCAAAGTCTCAACCGCAATTGAAACAGCCCCGGATCTGACATCGACAGCCGACCAGCGAATGTCGAACTGCGGAAATGCAGACACTAGCGAGAACCGGTATTCACTGGGCACTGCGTGTTGTATGTACACCCGCGTCTTTCCTCCTCTCTTCTTCGTCTCCGTAGCGCTCGCAGAGCGTACGGCCGCAAGTTTCTGCATCAGCTGATTCTCAAAAGCTTTGAAAATGGCCGATTCAGGGTTCTTGATTTGCACTGCACCCATTCTGATCACATCAGCAATAGGTACATTAAGTGCAGCACCAAGTTCCGGAATGGAAGACATGTTTTTTGAAATTTTTGTATTGTAAGGTAATTTAACACATATAGTGCGAGGGTAGGGTCGATTTAAGTTAGCACTATATATTATCGCTATCAAAAGA